ATAATAAATGGAACAGTCATTACTCTTCAATTTCAGCCTGAACACAGATAGTATTGGAAAAATCAAGGGGACGACAAACCAAAATTAAATCTCTATTGGTTGTTTTGAATAACCCAAGCAATCCTACTGTAACAAGCACAGTTTGTGCTAATACAACATAAAGAACTAATCGCTCTTTATGCTCACGAAATGGAGCATTGATCTTATCAGACCATTTCCAATAGCGTTCCCAAAAGTTTTTCATAAGTGGAGATTAAAGTTGTGTTTTTATTCTGAGATGAGTTTTTTATTATCTTTTCGGGTTTTAATATATTCTAGTTCACCCCAGTTTTCTGGATAACAAAGTACACAACAGTGAGTTTTTTTATGAAAGTGAACAAGATCGTCTGGTTTATCCTTTACACTAATTTCAATTGTAATGTATGATTTATCGGCAAAATACACCCAACCTTCAGTGACTTTGCCTAATGAATCTGTCCATTTTACATAGTCATCAACTTTGGGGTAATAAGTCATACAAAGGCTGCCTCCAGAGGATTAAGGTTAAGCGGCATAGCCGTATAGGGGCGAGTATTATCTATGTCTACCGTATCTCCCTGCTTGGAGGAGTTAATAGGGGATTGATAACATTTTGTTTTTGTGTTGTAAAAACCCCAGATACTTCTAACAGGAGCACCCCCATTATAATCAAATTTGGTATGATTGCGAATCCATATAGAAACCACATTCTTTTTGAACTCTTTGACTTCGTAGGAGTATCCTTTAGGGGGTTGATGGGGGAAATCATGGGGCAGTTCTAACTGGATTGTCATCTGAACACATTGATTCATAATCTGGATACATTGTAGACGCAATATAACAGGCAAGATCCCTAGTTGGTGCAGCTACATAAAGTTCTACATTGTAGAAGTAAATGTCATCTCCTGGAGTATCTTGCATCGGAAGTTCTAGTTCAATCTTCCACACATTACCCTTTTTGAGATGTTGATCCCAAGAAACAACTATATCAGGTTTCATGTAGTAAACTCCTCTACAATTCCAGATTTAATATCTTCAGCAAGGGCAAGTGTAGTAGATTTTAGAATGTTTTCGCGGAGATTCGCATAGTATTGTTGATTGTATCCGTCATCATTTTCAGTAATAATGTCAAAACATTCATCATCATTTTCAGCAACTACATTCCACAGACCGCCATATTCGGACTGAGGAAATGGAATGAAATGCTCAACGATGTAGAGAAACTTTTGTGCCATTGGTGAGTTTGAATTACAAGGATAGTTTATATAAATTAAGGCAAAATGTCAATAGTCTTCCCAGAAATCATCCCAGTCTTTTTTTGCTGCGTTGGTAACATTTGGTTTTGAAGCTTCTAGGTGTTTAATATATTCTCTTCCCTTGGTGAGGAACTTTTTATGATAGTGAATCCAATCATAGATTGATTCATAAAGGTCTGCGAAAAATTCATCGGTGCTAATTTCTTCATCAGCAAAGTATTCTGCGACCACATCATCCAAGCGATCTTTCATTTGTTCCCGATAGGTTTTAGATGCCATTTGCTTTCTTGTGTTGTTTAATAAAGTTTCTAGCAGAAGTTTCATTCCGACAGGTTTTAAGTTGCTGTCCTTTGTGAATGATTACTAATTGAGTTGTGCTACCCATAAGAGGAACAGCAGCATATAAGTTTGGATCAGTCCAACTCTTTCCAACTAGAAATCCAGATGTGATATACTTTGGATTGAGGATATTTGGTTGTGGTGGTTGTTTCAAAGTTTTGTCTTCTCCCCCATCAATTTACCATAGATTTTAGCATAAAACATTTGAATAGATTTGTCACCCGTGCCCTTAATTTCTCTTTTTACAAGTTCCATAAGGGCATCAAGCTCTTCCTTTTGCCAATCTGGTGGAAAATTGCCATAGTGTTCTGTGACTTTCATACTAGGAACTTCTTTTCATATTCTAGAAGGTCAGAAGGTGTGGGAATGATGTTGTCATCATATTCTACAGCATTTTTCCAACTAGATCCCCTTTTCTGATAGAGTTTGATACCCAGGTGCTGATACTTGAGATTAGTTGGAACGTGAACTTTGTAGTCAATTCCATCATTCTCAGTCAGCATACTCAGCCGCCTGTTCTCATCTTTGGTGACAGTAATCAGTGAGCAAGACAACCAAAACAAGTTCTCAAAGATGTCATAATCATCCAGATACTTGTCTGGGTTATCCATAATCATCCGACCAATGAATTGAGGGGACAAACAATGGTCTTTTGTGCGTTCAGATGGATTATTCAGTGCTTCTTCACTTATCAATCCAGTATGATTGGAAGTGCCACAATCAAAAACACCAATATAATACAATCGTGTGATGGGTCGAAAGAAATCAGGATCTCCCCAGTTCTCTACATTTGCTCGCATTGAGTTAAATGTAGTCTGACAATATGCTTTCCAGTCTTTAGACTTTTTCATTGAGTGAGTGATCGTAATTCTAAGACGATTTAGAAGCTACAGTTGCCCTCAGCGGCGAATCTCAGAGATGGCAGGTTCGCCCTTTTGAAAGACGACATCAACAACTGCCTGAACTTTACGGGCAGTAGAGATACCAACGCTGTCATAAGTGGGGACACAAACCAATCCAAAGGTCTTAGACTTGTCACCCAGTCGAATAACACGACCGATGGACTGACTGATACCGATGTAGTCCATATTCCGCATAAAGATTACGGCCTCCAAACCTGATACATTGATGCCTTCGGACAGAATAGAGTGGTGAAGAACAACAAACTTCTTGCTGCTATCCTTACCCCAAGCATTTAGAGTGTCAAAGAATTGCTCCCGATTGACCTTCTTACCATCAATAATTGCACCAGTCTTGGATGTAATCGTCATCCAAGAATAGCCGCGGTCAGCAAGTTGAACGCAGAAGTCAGATTGAGAAATAAGATTGACAATCTGCTTGGTTGTGCGAGCACAAATCAGAGTTTTGTCGATGTTGTTGTCATCAATCGTTTCGATTAGATTGTCAGCATCCTCAGCACACATAACCTTACGACCTTTAATCATAGGCAAAGACTTGACTACAACCTTAGGAGGAAGAATGTAACCACCCTCAACAAGTTCAGGAGCAGGAACATTGCACAGCACCTGGCCATAAACATCTCCCCAGTTCATTCCTGGTTTCGATGGAGTAAGAGAATGTTTCGGAGTCGCAGTAAAGAAATAAGCACGATCAGCAGCAGAACTGAAGTGCTCAGTAGCAGGAAAGAAGTTGCGCTTAACACTATTGTGTGCCTCATCAAAGTAAATGTTATTCACCTCAATGTCTGCTTGCTGAATACGCTCAAGCGAATTGTAGGTGGTGAAGATGATAACATTCTCACCAACCGAGCGGGCAGTATTGGCAAACAGGTGAATCTGTTCGGGTTTGGTAGAAGAATAGTGGTGTGTCTCACCACTATGAACGTGCATTACATGAGTGTAGGTAGTATTAAGAATCTCCAGAAACTCAGAGCACAGTTGTTCTGCCAGCAGAATACGCGGAGCAACAACAACAGAAGTTGTGCCGACAGGGATAGCGTGTTGATGGATAAGATCCTGAATCATACAGATAGTCTTGCCGCCACCAGTAGGGACAATAATCTGTCCCTTATCATAAGACAGCATACGATCAGTAATGCGCTGCTGATGTGGGCGAAGAGTGATCATCAAGGTCCGTTTCAATATGGCTAATATACAGAAAAACACCACCCCAGTCAAGGGATGGTGTGCAGCTCAACCTCCGTCCACCTGGCATCCAACCATACTACCTCCGACAATACCTAAAGGAATTGCCCACCAGCGACCATCTCCTCTACTCAAAGCAGCGCCAGCTCCACCACCTAAGATACCACCAAGAATAGAACCTTCGATACAAGAATTATCATCAACTTTTTCTGTACTTTGATGATGATTTTCTGCTGGTGGAGTGTATCTATATCTACTTCCACAAGGGATTCTTTCTTTCTTAACTATAACAGATCCCCTAAAATATGTTCCATATTCATTATAGAATCCTGGTTTATATCTTTCTACATTTCTGTAGCAATACTCTTCATAGTGTACATTTCTTTGACCTCTGATACCACCAGCAAATACTGGAGTTTGGATCATAAATGGGACTAGAAGTAAAGCAAGTTTTTTCATTTGAATGAAGCGGTGACACCGATTACTTTGGCATTAGGATTGCGGGCGAGAGCAACTTCTCTTGCTTCTTGATAGTCTTTGGCATAGACTTCTTCAGTAAAGACTTTACCAGCAACATAAAGTTTAACTTCGCACTTCATAGTTATGTGTGATTTGAAGCCAATATAAAACCCCTTGCTGTATTTGGCAAGGGGTAGTGGTCAGCTCTCTAATTGTCTTGCTTGCCGAACTAGATATTCAGCAAATTCTTCCATTCTATCAGGATGTATTGCCCTAATACCTGCTTGCTCTACAGCAATCTTCATAGATTCGATGTGTTGATCTTGAATTTTACGTTCTTTGGGCAGAGTCATAGAGCAATCTCCTGAATGTAATGACATACTAACATCTGATGTCAGAAATAGTTAGGAACTTAATAATTTCTTCGGGATTGCTTAATTGTTCTTATTAAAGGTCTTTCGACACTTTTTAACTTCTTTGAGTTCTTCTTTAATCATTTGATATGCCTCCTCAGGTGTAATCCTTCGGGACATTTCCATAGCAATAGTGAACTCAACTCTTGTTCCAAAGTGTTTAAGAGCTTCTTCAAAACAATTTAGTTCCTCGTACATCAGTAAAGATTCTCCTCTTGTTCGGTTTCAATCACCAAATCAGAAGTAGGATAAGCAACACAAGTCAGCACGAATCCTGCTTCAATCTGGTCATCATCCAGGAAAGATTGATCGCCTTGGTCAACAGTACCACTCACAATTTTACCAGCACAGGATGAGCAAGCACCAGCACGGCAAGAGTAGTTAAGGTCAACACCTGCCTCTTCAGCTGCATCCAAAATGTATTGATCGTCTTCAACTTGAATTACATTTTCAGTGCCATCAGCGTTGCGAAGGGTAACAGAATAGGTCATTTGTCTCCTAAAGAATAGTTTTGTAACGCATTGTTGCGTTCTGAGATATTATATATCACAGGATGAATGCTGTCAATTTTTGCCTCTATTCTGTTTTCACATTCATATAAAGCATTAGTTAGCTCTACATTTTCACCCTCAAGTTTTTCAATTCGTTCCTGTAACTCCAAAATTTTATTGGCAAATACAAAAACATTTCCATCCTCAAGGTCAATCTTTTCGGATGGTGCAAAAAACCTGCGGATTAAGTTCAACATCTGGAGACAAATAAACTTTACTATCTATGGTAGTTCGGTAATTTCAACAGGCATAGTTTGTTTATTATTTGTAATAGTTTCGTGAAGTTTTTTCACTGCTGCTACTACTTCGGGAGTTTCTTCCCATTCAAAAGTATCACCAGACTTGGTAATATATTGGCGTGTCGTCATAGTTTGCCTCCTACTACACCAGAGTTTACCACACGGCTATAAAGATGTAAAGTACCTTCTTGCTCGCATTTAAGATACCAGCGTGTCATCTTCAATACCTCTTCTTTATTCACAGCAAATAAAAAATCTTTACCAGTATCCTTACGAATACTTTTCCACATAAATCGAGTTGGTTCAACCCAAAAAGCATTATCAATCAGTTCTGCCTCTGGGCTTAGTTTTGGACTTTTTGATTCCTGTTGCTCCAGTTCCTTTGAGTCGTTTTGCATAGTCGTTTCGGTAGTCTTCATAAGGAAAGTAGGCATTGTGTTGAAGTTTTTTCTTTCCCTCCTTTATATACCATTCCAAAGCAAAAGGAAATGTTTCATGAAATGGTTTTGTTGGATAGGAAGGTTCAATTCTTTTGTTTAGCATTTAGAAGTGATAGTTGACGCTCAAGTTCATACTTTACAGTAGACAAATGTCCGTAAATGTATGCTCTCCACTCATTGTCTTTCATGAGTTCAACAACATTATTGATTTGTGTGAGAGCAAGAATCAATCGTTCTTGCTCAGTCGTCACATGCTTAGGTGATTTGAATAACATCAGCGAATAACTTCCTCCATTTTATACGGTGGTGGTTGAAAGTCTTCCATATTTTACTGCCAAAGTAAATCGGTGATTGTTTCTGTAAGTTGTTGCTCGGTGAAGCATGTTTGCATCAAATTGCAACATGCGATTGTATAGTGGAAGGATTCCTTTAATCACCCCCTCATCCACAATTTGAGTTTCTCCACCATCATCTAGTTTGTCTGTACCATTTACGTAGTACAAAAAAGTCACTCCAGTATCACCATCTCTGTGAAAATAGGGCCTCTCTGATGGAGAAAAGCAATTAATATAGATGCGATAAAGATTCATATCTTCAGGCACAAGAGTTTTTGTCTTATCATGAAACAATCTGTAGATGTCATGATTATAGTCAATCACATTAACTAACCCTGTGACTGGTCCTTCAGGAGTATCAGTCTCACCATAATAATATGGCGCAGAAGTAGCATATTGGATTACGCATTGAGTTTGTGCCTGGGATAAAAAATTATCGTAAATTTTAATCAACTGATACGCTCCCAGTTATCATCGGCAGTTTCGTTCATCCAGAAGTGGTACTTACCAGAGATAGATGCAAGAAACACCTGACCATCTTTACGTTGTTCTACACGACAAGAATGAAGAGAATCCATCATATTAGCAAAACGATTTTTTGCTTTCTTGGATTTGGGTTGGACGCAAATGAACTCGGTTTTCATGATGTTTGTCTGTAACTTGGCTAGTATAGGGCAAAAGAAAGGGGTCTTGCGACCCCTTGTGACAGTATCAGAGTTGGTTCAGAGGAATCAGACGCTTCAGAGAACGAAGTTCTTTATGCTTCTCATCATCAGCAAACTGAGGAATTACACCAATGATAGTGAAAGGACGATCAGTAGGAAGAGCGATCTGAATGCCAGTGAGTTGACTATTGATTAATTTTACAGTTTGAGCATAGAACATCTCAAGGTCATTGGCAAAATTCTTTGCTTCTTCACGCAGTTTTTCTGCAGTCTTGTCAGTACTATAAAGAACAATGTTAGTGTGATGTCCATGTGTAGTATTTGCAAGGATTTGGTCAACCCAACAGCGGCGAGCATTGGTCTTGCCAGTAGAATACAGAACCAATTGATTCTCATTCAGAGGATTAGGAACATCGGGAAGAGCAATGCCAAGAGATTTGACCTCTTTACAATCCTCAAGATATTCAATCCATTCGGAACGGGACTTATCCACAATGATAGGATCGCCATCTGGAGTAGATTCATTCAGAATACGCTTGGCAATTTTTGTGATTGTACCTGCAATATTACTATAGAAACGCTCAATCTCTACTTCATTATAAAGCCAATCATCAATAGAAGATTGATCGCAGTTGATCAAACCTTTGCTGATCATTGCACAACCAGCGGTTACAAAGTCGTTCGTGTTTGCACGACGAGCAACTAAGTGATTGTTAGCAATTAGACCATTGACAATATCAGATGCTTCCTCATTGACTTCATCATCATAAGAGAAGATAGCAACAAGAATATACTTCCAACCTGCGACAATTGCAGCACGGATGCGAGTGCGACCGTCTTTAATTTTTCCTGTAGTAGAAACAATTGGTGGGAAAGGATTGTAATCCCAACCGTGCTCTTCATAACTGTATGCAATATCATCAGTCGCATCATCTTTGTTCTGCTCACTGCGAACTGCGACATTATTCAGTTGATCGTCATAAAGTTTGTACCCAGAAATATCAATCTTAGCAAACTTTACAAAATTTCCGTATTTTTGTTTTGTATTGATCTCTTCATCAGACCAACGATTTTCATATTTTTTTGCATCAAGATCCGCACATGTGACCTTGGCAAGAAAAGGAATAGTAGTCATTTTTGCTCCAATAGCATTATGTGAATGTCAGAGAGGGTGGAGTGCCAGAGGCATCCCTCCCCAACAGAGCCAATATAAGGCATTTAGAGGAAGGAGTCAAGGCTCCCAACCAGTTCAGGAGTTGTCACAGTGTCCTCAATCAACCTATCACCCAGAACCTTGACCATCAGATTCAGTGTCCTTTGATGTGGTCGCTGCTTCCATCCATACCATGGTGTTTTCTTACCAGGATAGGGAGGCTCTTGATTGACTGAATAGTATTGATCCGCAGTAATATCAAATACTTCGTGAGTATTCTTATCTCTCAACCACCAATGTGCCTCATCATGATAATCAATCGCACTCATTTGTTCTAACACATCAGTATTCATAAGATAATATAATGCTTGAGAAGAATGATAGCAGTGTCCAAACATTGGATTGCCTGCATTTTCTTCTCTATACTTTTTTGATACCATATCTGGTGTGAGATTCTCTGCAATCATATACATCACCAAATCAATATCTTTATACTCAAAAGGTCTAAACTTTAGAGTTCGTGTCTCAAATATTTCTTTGTCTTTATAACGATGTCTTTCAACGATTTTCATAAGATACTAAAAGAATTATTTAGCCATGTTCTCCCGAACCCGGACAAGCCAGATTCTACTCAATTATCAACAACTTGTCAAACGATTAGAAAAGAACTTTACTTCTTCAATACCCATATACTCATTAAAGAGTTTCTTTTCCATTTCATATGCTTCAATTTCCCAAGGTTGGTCCGAATAGTCCGTATCAGAGTGGTCTATGCCCTTCCAGAAGCGTTTAGAACCTTTATCCTTAAGATTCCCCTTGACATGCTGATAAACATGCCAGAGCTCGTGTAGAAGCGTGCTGATGTAATCTTCTACATCTAAACGATTGTGTAACTCAATTTCAAAATCTCTAGGACGCCAATCACAATCAAGTACAGTACACCATCCATGAACACCTTCACGAAGTAATCCACGATGATTCACGATGATGTCAATCTTGTGCCTTGGCAGATACTTTTCAATAAACCAGAAGACAACATCTTCACATCGACGCTGGCTATAGTTGTAACCAGTAGTTTCAAGAAAGAGCATTGATAGCAGCAGCAGTTACACGGGTTCCCCAATTCATCATCCAAAAGAATGATGCAATGAAGATAAGTTTGTGTGTGGTGGTCATCACCTTGATTTATCTGAAGCCAATATAAAACCCCCAGTGGTGTTCTGGGGGTAAAGGTGGACAGTTTGTCAAGTGGTTATT